GCGCCTGCTGAAGTATCTGAAAGGACTTTTCTCCATGCTGCGCTGTGAGCGTAATATATTGAACCTGTATCATGAGCATGTCCTATTGCTCCATGATAAGTACCTGCATCAACAGCATCAAGTTCTACTTTTGTGTTGTATAAGAATGATATCTTGTGGGGTTTACCATTTAAATCAATATTTCCATTTGTATCAAATAGATTTATTGGATTATTTGCATTTCCCAGTGCAAGATATAACTCGTTAAAGTTATCGTTTGTTTTATCGAATGCATTTCTTAACGGATCACCTGTTCCGTCATTTGCTGATGCACCGATATTAATTATTTGCTTGGCCATAGCGTTTCTTTCCTAAAAATTTTAAAATTAATTTATATTTATTCTTAATAAGTAATATCGTAATTATTCTCTAGGTACTTATTAAGGAAGTTTCTCATATCTGCAGATACAGCGTGTCCTACATCATCTTTGATAAAGATTACCGTATCATAATCAACTATTAAACTGTTTGTTCCGTATGTTGCTCCACCTAAGTTTTGCGAACCTGCCCAACCTTGAGCCTGTGCAAATCTGTATACACTATCCTGTGCTTTCAAGAAGTCAACACCTAATGCAGTTCCTCCCATATATGGAACAACATTATCTTGTAAACCATTCATTTGAACAATTCTTCTCTGAGGAATAGGTACTTCTAATGTATCATATCCGAGGTTAGTATATGCTGAACCTGTCTGTTCTTCATTAGATGGGTAATAGAAATTTCCGTTTCTATATTGTTCGTCGTGAGTTTGTGATATCATACAGACGATAGTATCAACTGCAGTATCATCAATTTCAACTGCTGCTCTCAATGCAAGAGCACCACCATTTGATTGTCCTATAATACGAATCTTAGTATCATCAACATTATTATATATTTTTAACATTGTGATAAGTTCGTCTAACATTTCAATATCAGGACCTTTTGAAGTTTCATTCGCAATATTCCAAGAATTCGCAAATCCATCAACTCCGATTAATATATGTCCTGGCAGTGTAGCAGTTAATGATGAAACCATACCTGAACCGTTTCCACCATTACCGTGTAATAAAATAGCAACTGGGTAAGGAGCGGAACCTGATGTAGGCATCGCAATTGTCACATCATAATCATGGAATCCTTGACTCCAATTTTTCGTAATTGTTAAATCTGTTGCCGAACCTGTACTTAATGTTAATCCGCCCGTTCCTCCAGGAATATGGTCGGCCGATACATAAGTACTATCAGCAGTGTAATTTGTGACTGAAGATTCAAGTGCTGTAATCTCTGCTTGGTCAAATGGTGAACCGTCTCCATCATCATTAAACATTCTCAAGAATCTTGGTTTCATACCTGAACCAACATAAGCTTTAAAGATAAAGTCACCAAATAGTTTTGTACCTGCTAGGTGAACATTTTCTTTTAATAATTTTTCGTATTCTTGTAATGGTAAAGTAGATTTAATTTGATATGAATACTCTTGATAGAAATCACTATCTTGTATTCTTGCACCTGAATCGTAATATTCTAAAGCAGTGTTTGCTGTTTGTCCTGGTTGTATTCTATATCCACTTAAATGAGAATTCTCTCCTGCCCAGAATCCTGATGTGACACCTTGTTGTGTTGCTTCAACCCAACCTACGGCAACGATGTCATTATTTGCATCTCTCAATTCACCTTTACCGTCAGCAAAGATAGAAGGACCTGTGTTAAGACCTGAACCATAATCAACATATCCAAATCCTGAAGATAAAATATTAACTTCTTTAACTCTTCCTATCGCAAATTCTGTTTCAGCATCAATAACTGCGTTCTGACCATATACTTCATCTGTTGAATAATCTGTCTCTACAGCAACAACTTCATAGTCAGGTTCAGGTGAACCTTCAAATCTTATATCTTCACCGTCAAATCCATAATAATCAAATGGCTGAACAGTAATACTTCCTGCTTCCAAGTTTGTGGATTTAACTACACCTACAATATTTGTACCTACACCTTTAATACGATCGCCGATTGAGAAATTACCTGCTACTCCACTATCGCTGAATTGAAGAATCTGATTCTTTCTTTCGAAGTTTTTAAATACGCTATCCTGAGCAATCGCAAATACATCGTTTGTATAATCAGCACCTGGGTTAATATTTAAGAACCCATCAATTGAACCTACCGTTAATGATTGAATATCAAATGCATCTGAAAGAACTGTATTTAAATTCACAGGACTTGCAGTACCTGAGAATGGGGCATTTGCTTCGTAATCAGCAATATTTAAAACTGTATTTAAATGTGGAGAAATAGTATCAGTAATTACATTCGCAATTGAAGTATCTGAAATCCCAGAAACAATTACATCTTCAGAATCTGCTGTGTCAGGATATAAATCTCCAGGAGAAGATTCATTCTTTGCTGTAATTTGATTACCGCCACTATTCACTGTGACAACGAATTCGTTTGAACCTCTTACAGTTGTAATAATACTAGTGATACTAAATTGCTGACCTGCATTCATTTTAAATCCAGCAGATGCAGCATTTTGACCAATGACTGTACCTATATTACCACCTTGGTCTTGAACAGTTTCACCAACAATATAATTTAAATCAGTGTTATCAAAAATAAGAGATTGGTTAGAAACTAATAACCTAGTGTTATCTATTGTATAACCATAACCGCCATCAAGTACGTCGTAATTAATTCTTCCTGTTGTTTCGTTAGAGATTGCTGTAACGATTGCTTTACCTGAGTTTCCGTCTTTTTGTTTAACATCAAGAATCTCACCGACTGACCTTCCAGTTAATCCTTTTGCCTGTTCATCAATAATAAACCCAGATAGTGAACCATTTACTTTACCGAATCCAACAACTTCTCCAGCAATCTTTGTTGTAATATCTTCAAACTTGGCAAAGTTTCCTTTAATACCATCAAGATATACAACAGCCGTTTTAATACCATTTAAGATAAAGAAGTTAACCGAACGAACTGATGCTTTTGCACCAGAGAAGGCACCTGTAATATTGCGAGATAATAAATCGTAGTATGTATATTCTTTTCCACTCTTTGATGTAAACTGATTTAAGTTTGGAAACATCTGTAAGTATACACCTTGCTTCCATTCAGAATCAGAAATTTTTGCCATTCTTTCTGCAGGGTATATAATTTCAATATCAAACTCTTGATAGAAAATAGCAAAGAATAATTCTATACCACGAGCAGTACCTTTTGACCTATATAAGTCAAGGATATTCTTAATAATAAATTTAATAATATCTGATTTAAGTGGTAAGTCAGCAAGAAACTTTTTCTTGAAGAATATAATCATACTCTCCAAAGTAGAATCTACATCTCTTGTTTCAAAATATCTTCTTTGTTGATAGATGTGTTGATTTTCTTGAGTTTCAGACCACTTATAATAATCTTCCACTAATTGAACAAGCTCAGGGCCATCTTCCCTATAGATGGCAGGGAATTGGCGCTTAATGAAAAGCGATATGTTTTTGTCTATTTCGCCCTGGGCCATTTTAATTCTCTCTTATTAATAAGATGATGTTGTCGTTGCACTAGGAGGATTTGTTGCCGAAGCTGTTGCTATCGGTTTTGAATATTCTTCCAAGTTCATATTTACTTTAACATCTGTATCACGAATAATAAACACTCTTCCTTGTGGTGATTTAATATCATCCGCTTTTGTCTTTGCCGTAATTTTAATTGCTGAACCTGTAAAAGTTTCAACTTTAAAGTTTGTTAATTTAACTTCACCCTTTACATAATCAACTGTTCCTGCAGTTGGATTAATAATTTGTGGGTTTGTGACTTCATCAGTAATTGTCATAATATTACCTTGCCCATCATCTTGTAAGAATACACAAGTACCATCAACATCAAATACTGTTGACTTAATCGCAGGTTTATAATCTACGAAACCGTTTGTACTCTTGAAAGGATAAGGCTTAATTAGTTCAGCTTCAAATCTAAATGTTGGGTTTGTATTAAAATTAAGCGGTGGTGCATATTCAATAATTGGACATATATTCAAT